CATGTCGCGCACCTTTTCAGGGGCGTGATTGTGCGTTTCGCCAGCCGGCGGAAAGGCCACGCGTAGGGTGATGTCGGCCATCACCAATTGCGTATTCACTTCCACGGCAAGGTCACGGCAATTCGTGTAGTCGATACTCAGCAGACAGCAAGGCCATTCCACGGGCGGGCGTTCGCTGGATGCGCTCAGCTGCCCGCGGTCGAAGTCTATAAAACGAATCTCAGGCACACACTGCCCGATTCGGTCGCATAAAGCGATAAACAGTTCCTTATTCATTGCCTCTATTCTATTTGATTACAGTATGCCATCGATGGCCTCATCGAGACGCTTTTTGATGCGGTCGGCCATGTCTCGAGAATAGCCCATGAATTGCCGCTTGGGGATATTCATGTGACGCGTGTGCGCCTTTACCGTGCCCGGGGCGTCGCCGGCATCCGCCTTTTTCTTATTCGCTTTGCCCTTCGTGCTGCGCACGTAGGACTGTATAGCCACATCCCCCTCGAACCCCTCATTGTGCACTTGTGCGTAGGGCACTTGGGCATTACCGGCTGAGATGACGACCTTATCCGGCCCCACGTAGGCGGGACGGATACTATTCATCAGATTACCGCTTTGCACCAATAGGGAGCCGCTCTTTTTCGGTCTGCCTGGTATCCACGGAGATCCATCGAACCCTTTCACCGCAAAGCGCTCTTTGTAATACTCTACGGCTGTCTCTGACACAATGGCAGGCGCAGTGCTCAAAATCTTTTCCGGTAAAGCCTTCAAATAATTCTTGAACTCATCTATATCCATCTTCTGTTCCCAGTTTCGTCGTATATTTGCATTGAAGTTTGCAGCCACGGTTAAGGCCTAAGGTCAACACCTCGGGGATGTAAGGGGGTTCAGGCCGACTGTAACAGCTACAGCGTGAGATGCAAATCAATCCCCCAATAAGCCGGAGTCCATCCGGCTTATTTTGTTTTCAGGGCTTTCTTAATCAGCAACCCGCGACGCACATTCTTATCCCTTAGTACATACCACGATTTTAGCATCAGCTTCGCTCGTTCAACTTTTCCAATCACGGCGATCGCCTCATCTTTGTAGTATTTGATCATTATGTAATTGTTGACTGCCCTCACATGGGTGTTCCTATCTTTTCGATCTCGACCAAGCCACACTTCATCAGGCGCATCAGCTACTTCCCGGATGGTATTCAAAAACTCAGTGCGGAAAGCCCGTTTCTTTACTATATCTGTAGAGTGTGCAGTAAACGCCTTCTTTGTCATCTGCCACACACGGCCGACATAGTCTTTCACCTTCAATAGTTCCATGCCGGCCTCAATGACTTTATTCGCATCAAACCATTCTTCCGGTGATCCCTTGTATTTGGGTACCTCTTTTTTTGCTTCATCTTTTAGCACATCGATCGATCCCTCAACGCCCCATTCTTCCGGGGTGATCTGCTCGATCGTCTTATCCGGCATATCCGTAAAGTTGCGGATATACATCTGATTCTCCGTGAACACCGCGGCCTCATTAGCCCGATTGATGCCGAATCCCTGTGTCTCGCACCGTTTCCATTCGGGCGATTCAAGGTATTCGTCGCATTGCGCACGCATTGTATTCATATCCAATTCGGCCGCCTCGTGTCTCATTCTGGGAGTAATGTAGCAACGGCAGTTCCACCCGTTGGGTGGCATAATCTTTTGCCAGCGCGGATCATCTGTCGGCAAGGTCAGCCCCTCCAAGGCTTGGTGTTCCTGTCGGACACGATCATCGCCCACGGTACGGTATTCCCAGAATGGGAACACGTTTATTTGCGCCATAAGGCGCCGGTAGGTGCTTACCGATTCGGCCACGGATACGGCCGTATTGTACTCCGTGCGCAGCCATTGCTCATTGTAGACCTTTAGCAGCGCTCTGGCCTTCTTCCTGAAATCGCTGTAGCCCTTGCTCTCGCGGAACAGACGGTTTAACTCACTTACCTCGGCCAGTGTTTTGGCGGCTGAGAAATGAAACAGGTTTTGCTCCAAGGCGGTGATGTAAGCATCATCGTTGGCATTGTAGACAAAGCCACTATCAGCCAGCCGGACGTCCGCGCGGCGATAGCCCTTTCGCAGTCCGCGGATGAGCTCCGTGTGGGTGTAGGCAAACAGGTCGGCGCTGAAATAAGCGCGGCCCTTTGTCTCAATCGTCTGTCGGATCAGGGCATCCGCAAGCGTGGCTTCCGAGAGTGTGAGGATGTCGGATGTCGCCCGGCCGTATGACCGGGCGGGGACGAAAAAATCGAACAACCGGGTAAAGAAGTTGCCGCGGTCGCGATCCGCATGTTTCACTTTGCGACTTGTCGGCGCATCTTCCTCCGCTGTCTTTTTGTCAGGCTCTGGGGCATCTGCCTTGCCTTCGTCGAGGTCAGCTTCCTCATCCGTTTCTTCTTCCTCATTATCCCCCTCAGGCACGCTAAAGAGCGGCTGCGCCTGCCGGCGGGCGATAGGCTCGCCTGGCTCAGGTATAGGAATGTTGTACTTTTCATGCAGGTAGCTCTGCGGGATGGGTAGGATGTCCGAGAGTTGGATGATCTCGGGCACCTCGAGCTCGCGTTTGGCATCCATGTAGCGGAACTTTCCGCCGGTGATCGGATAGCCGCGGCGGATGAGCATGGGCACGAAATAGCGATTGAGCATGCGCTCCACGAACCGCCTATCGGCACGGTGCTTCTTTTCTTGAACAGCCATGTGCACCTGTCCCTGCGCCAGCGAACTGCCGTCTACGGTGGTCATCGTCTGCCCCAAAATGGTGATCAGGATTTCCTCCGTGCAAGCCTGCCGGAACTCTTTATATAGAAGCCCGTTACCAGACGCAGCGTTGGCTTCCTGCGTGGCCTCCGTCTCTTTGGGGATAACGAGATAAGGCGCCGATCCGGCCGTCTCAAAAGCACGGATCAATTCGCGGCGGCTGGCTTCATCCATTGCGCTGTATTTGCCGATGCGAAGGGGCATGCCGAACAGCTCGACAAACTGCGCCCAGTCGCCAAATCCGCCGCGTTTGTAGATGACCAATGGCGAGACCTTCAGCAGTAGCCCGAGATCATCGTCTTTGCCCCACTGAATGACCCGATCATCACCGGCGTAGGAGATGCCGCGATCATCCGTCTGCTGCCTTACGATCTCTTTCAACTTCGGGCGGATGTGCTTCCGATTGATAGACGTAAAGCGGAAGGTTCGATCCTCGTCAAAATCGAACTCATCGACGGAGATACCCCAGAATTTGGCCATCATAATCTCGCCGATTAGTTCCTCGAACTCGACCGTATCCATCAGATCATACATCACATCCACGTCTTTGTTGTCGATCGTAAACGACAGATCGGCGTCTTTGACGGCGTCGATACGTTTATCAATGGCGTCGGCGAGCACACCATCCAGCAGGATGTCGCTATAGAGGTCGTAGAGCTTTGTACGGTTACCGTTGTCGGCCATACGCAGTGCGGAACGCCACGCCGCCACATCGTGGACGGTGCGTACCACGGGCTGCACAATGATCTGCGTAGAGATGGGGCCAGCGGCGGCCTGTTTATGCTTCGTTTTATTGCTCATTAAATGGCGTTTAATCGGTGTTTAATCAGTGCTTAATAATGCTGGCCACGTTTGGGATTGCTGCCAAAGTGGATCTTTCCGATCGGCGACTCATTGCCGGGCTCAGCGGTGCGCGGGGGTAGGTCTGGTGAGAGATCGCCCTTTTGCACAAGTCGCAGCCACGCGATGGCGCTGTCGTAACGCTTTTCGCGCAGTTCCATATCGATACAGGCATTCCCGAGGTTCACAAAGTGCCATACGGCAATGTCTTTGACAAATAGCAGCAGCAACGCATTGCGTGCCTCACCCTCAGCTGAGAAAATGGCAGCCGTATCGAAGTCATGCAAGTAGCTTTTGGCCTCAGCAATGGCGGCGTCGATGGCGGCCACGGGTATGGCCTCCGTGTCGCGGCTAATGACGGCCACCGTCTCGTCATGCAGGTGGGTATAAAGTTCGTCGACGGTCAGGAACATGGGGGGAGAAATGAAAAACGAAAGATGAAAAACTAAGTCTGCCCGGCGCTCAGCTGGGCGATGATTTCGCGCTCTCGGTCGGAGATCGCCCACGTCACGCTGGCAGTCTTTTCGGCTTTAAGGCGGTCGGCCTCACGAAGGGCTTCTTCCATGCGGCCGGCTTGTCGGTCAGACAGCAAAAAGCCGCCGCCGTAGATGCCTCTTTTCGATGCTTGCTGGCTGTCCAAACGGCGGACAAACGTGGCCTCATTGCGAGGGATTGAGAGCGCTACGCCGTGGCTGGCGCAGCGGGCCAAATCGGAGAATGTCAGCAAATGCGAGGGGTAGCTATAGCGCGGCAAAGGATCCTTGCTGCGCGCAGCAGCGGTGAGACGCTCATAAAGATCGGGCACGGACATAGCCAGCACGTCGCCGAATAGGTTACTGGCAAACGAGGTGCGCACCGCGGCGCCGTTCTCATAAATCACATCCGCGCCGCAAACGAGGCGCGTGTAGGGCGCATCGAGACAAAAAATCGTCTTATGCTGAGCGAACAGGAAGAAGCGTACGCCGCGCTCTAAGTACCACCGTACGATCTCGGCGAAAATCGAAAACGGCGGGTTGTCCACCACGACGCACCCGTCGGGATATTCCACTTCGCGGTAATCCGTATCCGGCCAAAAGGGGCGTACGATCTGGGCGCCGGCGAGGTCGACCTGTTCGCCGAGCCAGCCGCGCACGATGTCGTACACCTCGGGTGGCGTGTAGCAATCGTCGGAGGTGCGTTTGCGCTCAAATTTGGCCACAAAGGCCTCGTAATCGTCTTGCCTCTTTTTCATGTTCGCCCCCTCTCAGACGATGGCCGTGATCTTATCCAAATCCACCCAGATGGGGTTGTCGTGCTGATTACTGTAGCGCACTTGCCGACGGGCAAAGTCGACGGCTGTCACATAGACAGCACGCCCGTCTATCAGCCGCGCCGTGGTCTTTCGCGTGAAAGCGAGAGCGTCGAAGGCTGCGGGGGTGAGCGGCGTGGGGCCTTGCACCAGCGTAGGCTGGGGCGGTACGGCCGGGGCACCCGGAGCGGCTGGCCGAATGGGAGGCACCACCGGCGGCTCTACGGGTGTAGGGCTCTGTGGTGGAACGGGCACGGCTTTGCGCTCGAAGTCTGGCGTGTAGGTCACGTTCGGATCACCACCGGCCATCATCTGGCCTACCTGCCGACCGATGGCGGTCATCTTTTCGCAGTAATACTTCTTGCGAGCGCTCTGGATGTCGGTGATCCCGAGGGCGCGGTAACGCTTCACGATGGCCTTCTCATAGTCGAGCTTCAAGTCATCGATGCCTTCGCCCCTCTCGAGTGCACGCTGCGCGGCGGAGCTGAAGAGGGTACCCCAAACAATGGGCGTGCCCTCAATTTTGTCGATCACCTCCGAGGGAGTGTCCGTCTTGAGGTTCACGCCCCAGCGGGGGTGCTGAATGAGCTGCAATTTGGCCCGGGCAAAGTCTACATGGTTGGAATAGTTGGCATACGGATCGAGGCTGCCTTCTACATCGTCTTTTCCAAAGCGCCCGCTTTGCCCGCGGCGTGCTTTGATGTTGCAGTAATTGAAATCGCCGACTGGCTTCATGCCCGCGCCGGTGTCCAGTACGTCCATCGCAATCATCAGCTGGCGCATCGCGTTGCTGAGCGTGTTGTCGGCCTCGAAGTAGGCGCGGTCGCTGGCCTTGACAAAGTCGGGGCGGGTGTTGGGCCCAAAGGCGCCCTTGACGGGTTGCCCCTTGTATGTGTAGGGGGCATAAGCCGGAACAAACTCCGGTGGGATGGTGGTTTGGGTTGGGGTGTTCATTGTTGTTGAATCGTTTATTTGTTGGGTTGTTGAGGGGGAGGTTGGTGGCCATGCAAGGTGTCATCTGCCTTCTTCCGTAGAATCTCGGCGAGGTTATCCGTCCCAAGGGCTTCAATCATGGCTTGCACGATAGCCTCAGAGCGGTGGCGGGTCTTTTCGTCGGCCTTTTCGAATATACTGAAAATTTCGATGATGCAGATAAAGACACCCGCCAGACAGGTAATGACGGGCACCCCCACGATTGGGTGCAGCTTCATCAATACAAACAGATGCGAGAAATGCAGCATGTAGTCGATCATAGTCGTAATGATCATGGCGCTCTCATAGACGACGACCTTTATGACCGTCCGGCTGAGCGGTTTCGAGCGGATCTCTTGTCCGCTCTTTTTGGCCTTACGTATGCCGCTGATGAGGTCGGCCACGATGGCGATTAAAACGAATAAGAAACACGCGGTGGCCACGGGAAACATGGCACCGGTTCCTTCAAAGAGTTCTTTCATTGTTGTTAGTCGTTGTTTGTGTCGAAAAAACAGGGCGCCCCATCCTGTAATGTGGTTAAGGCAGGGCGCCCCCAAGGCTGCGGCTACAGTGTAACCACCACCTCGCGTTCGATCAGCAAATATCCCTCAGTGGTACGGGAGAGCGTGACCGCTTCGCCGAGAGAGAGTTTGTAGTAATTCACACTGAAACTTCCTCCACCGAGCGGGGCGTTCAGCTCAAACTTGGCGACAGGTGAAAAGATTGTCGCCGATGCGCCCCATGCAATATTCGCAGAGAGCGGAACAGAGACACCATTCACCGTTGGAGCATTCCCCGTGCCTGTAGTGACTTCAATGGGCCCACGCGGATTGTTGTTCTTCACGTTGTATTTGTGGACGATGCCGGTGAAGGCAGGCGCCTCAGGCTGATGGCTTGTGATGGATGTATTCAGTATCATAAGATCACCACGTTAACGGTTAGCGACTCTTCTGGCTGCTTGGCGCACGCAAACGTCAATCGGCCTTCTTCCTGTGCGGCCGCATAAACGCCGCATCTCCCATAAACTACAATCGAAGCCGGCGCGGGGCTTACGATAAGTGTATTTTCAGCCGTCACGCCTTCCACAGCCGCCATCAGCTGCTTTGTATCGGTATTCCAAGCTGAGACCTCAAGCGCGACCGTTTGCGTAACAACCTTGGCAGCCTCCCCCTTTTCGCCCTTCAACGAAGCAAGGAAATCAGACTTGCTGCCTTCATTGCCGGCCTCTTTCCAAAGGTCATACGTGCTTTTGCCGGCGTCGCCCTGTTCGCCTTTTTGCTTAGTGAGGAAGTCATCCAGGCTGCCTTCATTGCCCGCCTCTTTCCAAAGGTCGTACG